ATGAAAAATAAAAACCAATTGTCCCAAAAAGAAGCAGAGCTGAATGCTTTATTAAAGTCATTAATGAGCGATAAAAGGCAGCTAACCAATAGGGAAATAGCCGGTGCGTACAATGATATGGCTGCGTCATACGGGCTTAACGTGCTAAGTATAGCCGCAATTGGTAGAATACGACAGAATACTGTAGACGAAATAATGCTACCTGCCGAGATAACCGCCAAGGTTGCTGGGGTATCTGCATCACTGGTAAAGGGTGTACGTAGCGGTGAGCGCAACGCCACCAAAGGCAAAGGGCTACGTGCTGCAATCGCAGATGATCTACTAAAAACAGGGTTTAAAGCCCTGATTTCGGAAGTATCACGCATGGTTAAATTTAAATAAGCAGGCCTAAGATGTTATACCTAAACGATAATAAACTTTGCTTAACCTACGACGAGTTTGTCGGGATTTTTGGCGTGGAAACGTACAAATCCGACAAAAAACGCGAAAATATTACCGTGCATGGCCTCGGTGGTAACGGCCGCAAGGTGTTTATTGAGTACGAAACCATGCAGCCCAAACGCAAGGAAGAGATTAAAAAACGTTACGGCAACCCTTACGAATATCTTGCAAAACAGCCCGTTTTAGACCTTATTGATTGGGATTATCAGGCGCACAAGTTCTACCAAGATTATGTATTACCCAATAATTTAAAGCTACCGGCTACAAACGTAGATGCTAAAGGCAAGCCGCAAATAAACTACGTAGAGCGATACACCAAAGCAGCTAACTGGCTAAACATGATTGGCCGCATAACCACTGATAAAAAGGCACTAAAAAACAACCTGAAACTAACCATTGGCGAGTTTTGGGACACGGTAAGCGAGTTAATACTCAAAGAAAATATTGCTATCCCTGCATCATACAAGCAACTAACCGCCAAACTAAGAGCATATAACCAGTTACCAACCGCCGAGGAACGTTATGAGTTGTTGATAGAAAAACACCGCTTCGGCAACGATAACGCAAAGAAAATTGATACCGACGAGGCAGAGGCATTGCTATTAAAAATGCTTTCAGACCCGCGTAAGCATGATGATACGGTTATAGCGGCTGCATATAATCAGTATGCTAAAGCTAAAGATAAAGAGACAATTACCCCCGCCGCTGTAGGCAACTTTAGACGCAAAAACGAGCATGTTTTAGCAGCTACCCGAGATGGTAAAAAGAAAGCTTACAACAAATACACCAAAGAAATGCAGCGCGACCGAGCAAGCGCACCGCTATTGTTTATTAATGCTGATGATAACTGCCTTGATCTATTTTTCGAGGTTGAAACATGGACAGAGGCAGGCGGCACCAAAAAAAGCAAGTATTACCGCCCGATGGTATACGTCATTACCGACACCTATAACGATTACATTTTGGGCTATGCAGTTGGCGATAAGGTAACACATGAGCTGGTTTATCAGGCCTTTAGAAACGCCTTAAATCACATTCAAATGCTTACCGGCTCTTACTACCTGCCGCATCAATTGCAAACCGACCGTTGGGGGCTTGATGTAAAAATGAAAAATGCCCTGGGCGAGTTCTACAAACGCGTTGCAAGCTTCACGCCGCAGGCGCACGGTGTACCGCAGGGTAAATACATCGAAAGAAGCTTTGGCACCGAATGGCACCAAGTACTTAAGGCCATGCCAACCAATAACTATGCAGGTCAAAACATCACCGCAAAAGAGCGGCTAAGTGCTGAATATATTGTTGATGCGGCCAAAAACTACCCCAAAATTGATAGAGTGCCCGAAGTGGTAGAAACCTTTATCAATATCATGCGCATGAAAGCTAACCCTAAAACGGGTATCAGCCGCCAAAAGGAATGGATTGAGGCTTTTAACGCATCTGAAAAGAGCAAAGCAAAGCAGATAAATGCAGGTATGAAGCTGCAAATAATGGGCAAAAAGCACCTTAACCCTAAAAATCCCGATAACAGCCTTTTAACTATCACATCAGCAGGTTTACGCCCTACAATCAACGGCAAGCAGGTGAGCATAGACCTGCCCGACGAGGTGATATTTCAGCACAACGGTAAAAAGGTAGAGGTGTTTTACGACCCTGAAAAACTTACCGAGTTCTTAATAACAGATAGCAAAGGGCTGCGCTTTGTGGCTCAAAAATACAATAACGTACCCGGTGCATTGGCTGATTATCTGCCGGGTGATGGTAAGCGCATACAGGGCTTATTTGATGCCAAAAAGCAAGTAGCAAACCTGCTAACCGAAACGCTGAATACAAGGCTATTGGCCTTAGAGGGTACTAACATAGACCCGCAAGCACTGATACAGGCAGGGGTATTACTGAAAGATGTAAAACAGGGTGCCGAAATGGGTTACCTCGAAAGTATGTATCAGCCAAAAGTTGCATCGATTGAAATAGCACCGCAAACGGGAAGCCTTATCAACACTACCGACGAGGCCGAGGATATAGACCATTACGATTTATACTAAACAAAAAAACCACCTCTGGAAAGGTGGCCATTATAAACACTTTAAAAGCGATAAAATGAATACAGAAGCAAAACAACAAATTAAAAACGACTTGTCACAATTTGTTCAACAAGTCGGCGGACAAATGGCCGCATCACGCCGTTTTGTCGGCGTTTCAAACGCTACAATTAGCAACATTATCAATGACAAGTGGGATAATATTGCTGATGGCATGTGGCTTTCTATTCAAAACCAACTTGCAGGGTTTAAAGAGGATTGGGTTATAGACCATAGCGTTAGGCGTATGCGAATGATGCCAGCCATTTACTCAGATGCGATGAAATTCGCCGAATTTTTCTTTGTGGTTGCAAAAGAGGGAAGCGGTAAATCTGAACCCGCGAAGCATTTCGCAAAAAATGAGAACGTCTTTATCCTTAAGGCTAAAGACTACCTGAACCGCAAAACATTTTTAGCTGAAATGCTGGCAGCAATGGATAAAAACCACGGTGGCTATACCATTTACGAAATGATGGATTTGCTTGTGGAGGCAATACTGCGATTTGAGCATCCCCCCGTGTTTATAATCGACGAGGGCGACAAGCTTAGCGACCTTATACTTTACTTCTTTATAACTATCTACAACGAGACAGAGGGCAAGTGTTCTATCGTAATACAGGCTACCGAGTACCTTAAAAAGCGCATAATCAAAGGCGTTGAAATGAATAAGAAAGGCTACAGAGAGTTGTACAGCCGTGGCGGCAGGCGCTTTATAGAATTGCCTGACAATACCAACGATGAGATTAAAGGAATAATCCGGCTGAACGGAGTAAGTGACGAGGCCACAGTTAATAGGATTGCTAACGATAGTGAGGGTGACATACGCCGTGTAAAACGCCTTGTAAAGGCATACAAAGCAAAAAAGGAGGCTGCATAATGAAAACTATAACCATGTACACCGATAGGGTTTTTAGGCTGCCTCGAAAACTTAAAAAAGCCCTTGGTAAACGGTGGCAAATGTGCGATTGGTATCGCAACCGCAGGCAACAACAGGCACAGTTTAAATACGATGCCGCACTATTTATGGACGAAATTAAAAACTTACCAATACACCGGAACAATGAAAAGCACAGCAATTAAAACAATACAAGGCGTAACCCGCGAACTGGTTATGCGCTCATTAGGCTGGGATGATCTGCAATACGGCCAGTACCAGGAAAGCAAAGGGCTTGAATGGTTGCGCGGTTACTGCGGCGATGATGAAGAGGTTATAGGCCATTACGCAAAACACCCGCTGTTTTGGAAGTGGTATCGCAATCATTGGCATGCGCGCGACATGGTGTTTCTCGCTAACACAAAGCGCATGAGCGTAGCCGAAAAGATAACCCATTACCATAACGCCCACAACATGAAAGGCTTTAGGTATAAGCCGCATAGGGTTATCATGGAGCGCACCATGTATGAGGCTGTGATATATCCGGCTACTCACGAACAGGAGGTAACCGCATGATGCCTGCCGAAATTATGCAACATATAGCGCAAGTGTGTGGGGTAACGGTTGAGCAAATGCAAAACCAAACCCGAAAACAGGAGGTGGTATTTGCACGATGGATAACCGTTAAAATGCTGCTTGACGGCAAGGTGTCACCAATGCGAATACTTGATTTATTCCCTAATCACACACGCCCTACAATCCTCAATTATAGCAATAATGTATTTGAGGACATGCTGAAACACAAGCCCTTTAAAACGTTGTACGCGGCTTGCGAGGCCGCTTTAAAACCACTTTAAAATGACCTTTAAACCCAATAGATGCCAGCTTGACGGATTAGAATTATTGCTGCGCGTTTTGCTAAACGAGAACAAACCGGACAATATTGCCGAGCGCCTTGTTTACAGCCACGTTGCGAAAGCTTACAACAAAATAAGGGCTAAAACAGAAGCTGTATTTATTGGCAAATCTACATGGCAGTTTTCTTTAACAGATCAGGAAGCCTGGGCGCTGCATGTGTTTTTTTACAACGTTACGGTTGACTTTGTGGCTTACCACTACGAGGTATTAACCCTGCAATCAATTATTAACCAAATAGACCAAATGTACCATGGACAAATTAACCCAACAAATTACACAAACCGAGGATTGGCTGCGGGAACATCCGCACGCCGATTGGGTGGCAAGGCATGACATGATAGCCAAGCTTGCCGAGTTAAACCAGCAAAAAGAATTAACAGAAAGCACTAACAACCTTAAAAAATTAACCAAATAACAACATGCAAAATTTACAAGTAATTCAACAGAAGCCAGCGGATAGGGTTTGGCTAAACGAGGCAGGCGACACCATACCATACGACCGAACCAAACCAAGCGAACGAGCCAACGAGCGTAAACTGCCAAGCCTGGCTAAAAAGCGCATTGCATTGCGCAAACAGTTAGAAGAGCATAAAGCCGAATGCTTTGCGATAGGTAAAGAGCTATACCAGTTATTCCTTGATGAAAACGGCGGTAAAGCCCCGCGCGGTAAAGGCAAAGGTAATATCATCCGGTACAACTTCGACCGCTCAATTAAAATTGAGATCAATGTAAACGAGCCGATTGTATTTGACGAAAGCCTGTTACAACTGGCAAAGGCGAAGTTAGACGAGCTTTTAAGCGATGGCCTAACATCTGCCCCCGAATGGTTTAAACCTATCGTAATGGAAGCCTTTAGCAGCCAGGGCGGCACAATTGATACTAAACGAGTGCTGGGCTTGCGCAGGTATGCCGACAGTATCCCCGATAAACGCTACCACGAGGCCATGTCACTAATTGATAAGGCTATCCGCAGGCCAAGCAGTAAAGAGTATTTCAGCCTGTTTGTACGTAGCGATAACGGCGAGTATGTAGACGTTCACCTTAACTTCTCAAACATCTAAGCCATGGCAAAGGAAAATATGTATTTCGTTCGCCTAAAGGCTTACGAACCCGGCAGCCGGATAGTGAAATTTAAGCCCTCTGTAGTTAAAGGTTTGGTGGTAGCACCTAACCCTAAGATAGCAGGCGAAAAGGCTTACAATGAAGTAATAGGCATGGTTCGCAAAAAAATTCCAAAAGCTGATTTAAAGCAACTGGAATGTAAGCTAATCCCATTTGATTTTTTTATTAACCATACCCAATAACAATGCGACTTTACGAAAAGAAAACGATTTATGGCTGCGAGGCTCGCGGCGATAAAGACAGCGCATACTTGACGAGGTGGGAATTTTTCTCCTCGCATGACTTCGCTATATACCTGCACAGGTTTTACCGTAGCGACGATCGTAGTAGCCTGCATGACCACCCTTGGAATTTTATAACGATACCCCTGTGGCGCGGGTACAACGATTGCACCTATGACGGCCTCGTTGATGCTTATGGTGACCCAACTTTCAACCGCAAAAGGATGTGGCCGCTTACCGTTCATTATCGCCCGGCAACACATATCCACTTTGTTGAGCTGATAGATAATAAACCAGCGTGGACGCTTGTAATCAGATTTAGATATATACGGTGGTGGGGTTTTTGGCGCGATGGTGTCTACACCATGTTCGAGAAATACTTTAAACAAAACGGCTGCTAACAGCCATCTAACAACTAATCACAATGAAAAGAACAGCAATAATAATAGCGATAGCTATATACATCGTACTGGCTTTAGTAGCCTGTAAAAAAGATACTGTGCAGCCAAACCATTGCGCCGCTGATAGTACCAAGAAAAAAGATTTTCCGCGCAATATAATAATGTAGTAAATGAAAGTATTAGGCACACATCAATTTCAACAGAAAAAATATAAGCTTATGGGTTTAACGGGGGAGTTTGCCCCGCACCTGGGCGATGTACCGTTTGCCTTTCAAATGATAGTAGCCGGCAATAGCGGTAACGGAAAAACCGAATACTGTATCAGGCTGGCTAAAGCTTTGGCCAAGTATGGTAAGGTCGCTTGGTTAAGCTACGAACAGGGACACGGGTACGACCTGCAAAAAGCCTGTAACCGTAACCGCATGGACGAGGTAAGCGGTAGGTTTTACATCATTGACCCGAACGAAAGCCGTAAGCCTAACAAAAGCTATTTGGAAGAACTGGACGAGTATTTAAAGGCGCGTAACAGCCCCGACTTTATCTTCATTGATAGCTTAGATTATACAAAGTTCAGCTTTGATGATTACGACTTTCTGAAAAAGAAATACGGCAAGCGCAAGGCTTTAATATTCATTAGCCACGCTAACGGTAAGCGGCCAAAGAGTGCCGTGGGTGATCGTATTTGGTACGATGGAGGGATAGGTATATATGTAGAAAAGTTTATTGCATTCCCGTTTAAAAACAGGTTTGGGGGGCAGGCTGATTTTATGGTTTATGAAGCAAGGGCAAGGGAGTTAAACCCTGCATACTTCTTAGCTAAGGTAAAAGCCTCAACCAGTGCTAAACAAGGGGTTTTAAGTGCAGATAATGCCGCCACAACTCCCGAGAAAATGCACATACCCCCCTCTGAAAGTGAGGGGGTATGTGCAGAAAATACCACCAAAACCAAGGCTAAAAAAGCACCTAAAACCCCCGTAGAAGCATGAAAAAATACATTTTAACAGCGGAAAAGCTGCACGGAGCCTTAACCTTTGGCTATGATATCAATTCCTTGCTGGTGTTTTTTCATAACGAGGCCGAAATGGCCGAGCATCAAAAAAAGTGGTTGCTTCAACATTGCCCTTTCACCGAAGCCCAATTGCAGCAGCTTAAAGAAAAAATAAACGGCCAGTTAGAGGAGGTTGCCACCGAGATAACCTTTGATATATTTTGGGAGAAGTACGGCAAGAAGATAAACCGCAAACGCTGTTTAGCTATTTGGGCTAAAATGACAGAACGCCAACGAATGCAAGCAGTACACGGCATTTGGGTGTATGACCGCTACCTCACCCGAACCGGCTACCGAGCCAAGGCCGACCCATCAACCTATTTGAGCGACGAGTATTATTTAAATGATTGGGATAAATTAAAGTAGACTATGCAATTAGAAAAAAGCACACCGGCGCAAAACTCAACCATAGGCTATTTGATTAGTCGCCTGCGGTTAGACCCCGACACTAAAGAGGAATTGATTTACACGCACACAGATGGCCGTACAACGAGCATCAGGGCTTTGTACAAGCATGAGGCTATCAAAGTAATTCAAAGCCTTACAAGCGGCGAAAGTGCGCCGCAATCGCCTGCTAATAAAATGCGCCGTAAAGTATTAAGCATGGCGCATGAGCTGGGCTGGAAAATCCCCGATGGCAAAATTGATATGGAGCGCATTAACGCATGGTGCAACAAGTACGGCCATGTGAAACGCAACCTTGACAAATACACCGAAAACGAACTACCCGAACTGGTAACACAGTTTGAAAGGGCTTATTTCACACACATTAAAAACGTTTAATCATGTCAGAAATTGAAGATATAAATGCGGTGATGGCGGTGCTAACGGATGCATCTACCCGGCTATCGTATTTATTAGGCCAGCCGGTAGAGGTTAAAATAACAAAGCCGGTTGTTCCTGAAATGCACCCGGCAGAACAAAGTAACCTGCATTTAAAGAGCGAAGCCCTTAAGATTGAAATAACCCGGCAGGTTTGCGCACAGTACATGTTAAGCATGGCGGCCATAAAAGGCGAAAGCCGCAAACACCCGTTACCTGATGCTCGTAAGCTTATCATTTACCTGATACATGAATACGTGGCCGGTATTACAGACGGACAAATAGCTATGTTGCTGTGTATAGACCGCACCACCGTAATACACCACCGCAAAGCCTGTGAGGGCTTGCTGCATACGGATAAGGAATTAGGCTTCAATTTCAGACAGATTATTAAAAAATTAGATAAGTATATCAATAATAAAAATTAACCATGAAAAATACATTGACAAAGCAACAGGCCATTGAGGCCATGAAAAAAGGCCAAAAGGTAACGCATATATATTTTAGCTCTAATGAATGGGTGGCCATTTGTCCGGAAACAAACAAAATTATTACCGAAGAGGGTTATAAACATAACACAATAGACTTTTGGATTTTTAGAACAGGCCCAAGTTGGGAAACTGGTTATAGCCTTTATGAAACGGAAAAAGACACTACCTGCGATGGATGCTCAACCCCGTTAAACTTTGAAGAGGTGGCCTATGAGAACGACCAGGGGCATACGTATTGCACCGAATGCCACGAGGCCATACTGTCCGACCCTGAAAGCCGGGGCGATGCACCCGACCCTTTAAAAGAGTTAAAGCAGCATCTTAAAAACCGCCCCGATTGCATCATCATAACAGACCTTGACGATAAACCAAACTCCTGCAACACGATCATACATCAACGTGGCATCACGGGTTCATTTGATATAAATTAACCTATGGCAAAAAAATATATACCTATCGCCGATGGCTATTTTTCGGGCGCGGCAGGCATGGAACTTGGTTTTATGCGTGCGGGGGTGAGTGTGCAGCAATCGCTTGATTTAGATATCGACGCTATCAAATGTTTAAAGCTAAACCCGGCCTATATTCAGCATAAAATAGCCCATCAGGATATTAAAGATAAATTGGTAGACAAGGCCGAGTGTGACATAATGATAGGTACTTACCCCTGCACAAAATACTCGTCAATTGCAGATATTCACGGTACACGTACCGGTGATGATTTATTTTTGCATTTTTTTAGGCATGTAGCTATTGGACAGCCCGAAATGTATGTAATAGAGAATGTGCCCGGCATGAAAAAATTTCCTGTTGTTATGGAAGCTATGACGCAGTTACCCGGATATTATGTTAACGTTATATGCCCTGTAAATGCTTTAAACTGGTTGCCGCAAAATAGAGACAGGTTAATTATAATCGGGACAAAAAAGCCATTTTCTATTACTGCGCCCGTGGCTAAACGCCGTAAACTAAGGATTAAGGATATAATTGAAAAGAACCCAATTTATACAATGAAGCCGCATGTAATTGCGCGTATTACCGGCAAGTATAGAGATATGCCGATAATAGTTGACCCCAATAGCCCAGGTGCGTATGCGCCTACCTGCGTAGCACATTACAGTAAAGATCAGGGTACACGCATGGTTAAAGATAAAAATTCCGAATATGGCGCGAGGCCGTTTACCATCAGAGAGTATGCGCGGCTGCAAGGCTTCCCCGATGATTATTATTTCCCTGATAAATTAAGTTCCTATAAGTTGATAGGCAACGCCGTGCCTGTAGAACTCGGCGAATGGGCAGGGCAGCAAGCCATGCGCTATTTTAACTAATCACTTAAAGCCGCTATATTGCGGCTTTATTTGTTTAATGCCACTATGAAAAAAATATTACTATTCCTTTTCACCGCATTCTCCCTGCCAGCTTTAGCGCAAAATAAGGTTGTTGAAAATCCACGTATTGACCGGCTAAAACAGCAAATAACGATCTATACGGATAGCGGCTTTTTAAATAAAAAGGTGATATCAACCGACTTGCAGAAATTCAAATTATTGACATGGAACGGAAAGGGCTGGAAAGCCGAACGGAGCGGACTGTCTGCGCAGCCCGTAGACACCGTTTTTATAAAAGATGGACAGTTTGTTAGGACACCCGAATATCGTGCAGCCATTGAAAGCTATGAGCCAAAATTTAAGCAAATGCATGAAGCTTATTATAAGGGTTTGATTAAAGCCTACGGTAAAAAGATAGGCAGTGGTATATTTTTCGGCGTGCCTGTTGTTGGAATGACTACCCGGCAATTTTATATGTGTATGGACAGCCCCGACGATAAGAACACCACGCAAACGGCCTATGGTACAAGCGAGCAGTTTGTATATCGCTATGGCGAGTTTGGCACAAAATACTATTATTTCACAAACGGCAAGCTTACCGCTATACAGGATTGATTTAAAGCCGTTTTAAGCAGCCTTTTTTTCTGCTATAATAGCTTTCAATACCCCAAGGCTAATATTAGTGCGCACATGCTTTGTGCTTTGTAGGAATGTACCATGTTCGCTGATAAGTACTTTCAAATCTTCATACTCAAAAACATCTTCTGTAATTGTTGTTAACGTTGGTTCATCCTGCTTGTTTGAAAGCATTTTGTATTTTAAATCGTAACGGAATGTTGTTTGTTCGCCCTGGTATTTAAAGCCCAATGCCTCAAGTGTCGTATGGTTTACGGTGTTTAATACTTCGCTCATGCAACAAATATACAATCCTTTTTAAGCCCTTTAAAACCGCTTTAAATGTTTAATAACTTTTTTAGCAAATGCGCTGCCGCTAATGGATATTTGTAGTATAATAAATGAACATCAGAGGCACCCAAACCCTTACCGCAATCTTTACCGAACCCGAACCGAAACTTAGAAAAGTTAACGGCTCGTTTTTGGAGGATAGGGATATGGCCATGTGTTACCGTTTTTACTTTTATTATCACATCATACGCCAGCGTTTAGATGATATCCCCAACATTATGGAAAAGGAATTTTACATTGGCGCTACCACCATTTTTAAACGCCTTACCGCAAACGATTCATTGCTTAAGGATATCAACCAAAATGCACCAACCCGCGCCCAACTACGCAAACGCTACCCGCATTTAAATTGGGATTAATATATTTGAGGCATGCAGGAAAATTACCAAAGCGGTAGGTGGACGGATACATTAGCTTTGTCAATAGAAATGACCCGGCGATTTGAATTGCATTTTGATAAGGTTAGGGTATTATCAGATTACCACTCATTTAAGTTTTTTTACACAGTTTGGAAAGGTGGTAAAACCTACGTAAATGTGGCGCAATTAGTTGATTTGCCAAATGTGCCAATTGAAAAAAGGATTGCCTTTATTGATAATGAAATAGAAATTATAAATCAGGCACTATTAACCGTGTAATAAGAAAGGCCGCTAATTAGCGGCCTTTCTTGTTATTTCACTGTTGTTGTGCTATAATCAAACCGCACTATATCAAAATCCCCTCTATGCTCGTCAATCGTGCCGGTACATTCCCATGCGCTTGTAAAGTGGTTATCTAAAAAGCCCTGTAGTAACTCGTCAACCTGTTCAACCTTATCATAGTAAGCCAATGCCGCCGCCCTGTTGGGGTTAATGCTGCTGCCATCTGCCAGCCGCTCAAACGCAAACCGTATCGAGATTTTAACATCGCGCATCTGCGTTATTTTACTTAGGTTTTTGCGCCTTGGCATGTTAATAGTAACCAGCGCACAGGGGAACGCAAGTTCCGGCCTGTTGTCGTATTGGTCAATCTGCTTACGGTCGCGGTCAATCATTTTTAGCCATCCCAACGTAAGCAGTTTGGCCTCGGTTATTAAATAGATCTGTTTCATTTTAAATGATCTTTAAAAGTGGTTTTAAATCGTGTTTTTATCTCGCCTAACAATAATGGGTTTTTACCCATAAATTGCCGTTGTGGCATTTTAACGCTATAGGCCTTAAAGCTTAAGCCTTGCCCTGATGTAGTGCCTTTGCGAAATGCGCCCATCCCGCCAAACATCTTGCCTAACTTTCCCCTGGTATGGCGGTTGCGGATAATGTTTTCAGTCCGTGCAGGGTGGTTAATAGTCAAACCCTCATTGTGCGCCCTTGCATAAGGCACGCGGCTGTTACCGGCGCTTATCACAACCTTGCCCGGCGTTACGCTTTTGGGTTTAATGCTATTAAATAGCTGCATGCTGCGCATCATCAGGCTGCCTTTTTTGGGCTCGCGCTTTTTGTTCTTGTATGGTGCGTAGGCCTTGCCGTTCCAGCTTTTTGATATGAGCGCGTTTTTATAATGCTCAACCGCTGTTTCAGCAATCATATTGGGTATATACTGCTTTACCGCATTGGTGAACTTGCCAAAGAAAGTGTTTAGCTTGCTGTCAAAATCTTCCATCAGTTTTTAATAAGCAATCCGTTTCGCAAGGTTTCGTTATCAATCAGATGCCATGTTTCAACCTCCAATTTCAAGTTAGCAAGTCGGGCCACTACAGCCAGCACCTTGCCCTTGTAATATTTGACATAGGTATAATAGCTCAGGTCATCGGTGCCGGTGCTGTTTAGCCAAATTTCATCCGGTGCCTTTAGCACGTTTGGCAGCACTTCTAAATAAATTTGGTTGTCGGCTTGCTCGTCAACTGTTGCCCTGGTAATGCCAACCTCCCTGCCTGATATATCGCTTAAAGAATACCGCTTATTCACAGGTTTGCCCAAACCCTCAAAAAAGGCCGTCAATGCTTCGGCCTGTTGGCTGTCATTATACTTCATATTCAAATTAGCGCCCTGTTGCTGCCCTATAATGGCCTTTATTGCGTCAAGCTTATAATCAGCATAGCCAAGGCCGTTAAGTTGTTTATCAGCGTCTAAAAGGTCTGTAGCGTAGTGCTGGTTCTCTGTAAACACCTGCCCCTTGTTGGCTCGGTTTATACCCCAACCTCCTTTTTTAGCCTTTTTAAACTCTTCGCTGTTTAAATATGCCTTAACCCTTGCTTCACTTTCTTTGATCTGCTCGGCTGTTACCTCTGCCTTTGTACGCGGCACAATGAAGCAACGGCAATTCCAGTCATTAGGCGGCATAATCAGTTTCCAGTATGGGTGATTGTAGGGTAACACAATATCATGCAAAAGCATGTGGCTGTGTCTTACCTTGTCATCCATTACCGTTTTGTACTGCCAGTACGGGAATATCTCTACTTGCTTTAAAAGCCGTGTATAGGTTGATGCGCTTTCGCCGCTGGCCAAAGCGGTGTTATACTCGGTTTCTAACCAGGCGCGATTATGCACCGTTAGCATGCTGCTGGCAGTATCGTAAAACTCCTTAAAGCTTTTGGCCTTGCGGAATAACTCATTAAGTTGCTGCGCCTCGTAAAGCGTTTTTACACCCGCAAACCTAAACAGGTTCATTTCGTATGCGGTTAGCGTGGCGGGGTCGTCAAAACCATACTCAAACCCTAAATCCAACAGCTTAACCGGCTTTTTTCGCCAACCGTCAATAAAGCCGGTGTTTAGTGTTTTGGCTGTATAGTTAAACAGTTCCGCAGCAAACACAAATTCGCCCTGGGCATCATACGCCCGTTTAATCAGGCCGTCCTTTAAAGCCTCGAATACCTTATCAGCTACAAAGCTGGCAAGCTTAATTGTGTGGTGTTCGCCACATTGATGAATCGCCCCGGCTACCGGCTGTTGTGCCGATACCGAGGCCGAGCGAAAAAGGCGTAATAAACGCTTTGACCATGATAGCTTTTTGCTTTTTCCATCGCCCTCAACTACGGGCTTTTTGTCTTTTTTGCCCTTTGAAGCCGGGGGGGTATCTGCATTTTCGTCAACCTCTTTTTTGGCTAAATCTGCGTTTTTAGCATCGTTTGCCGCTTTTTTCAGCTCGTCGTAGTTGTCAGGCTTCCGCAGGCCATATTCCTCATACCAATAATCATCATCAATGGGCACACCCAACTCTAAAGCAATAGACTTGTGTATCTCGAACGTGTCTTTATCAAGCTGCTTTTTTTTCTTGATTACGAACGTGCCGCCCTTCGTATCAAGGCCCGCCGCTTTAAGTACCTTAATAAAGCGGCTGTTCAGGTTTCGGCGTACAAAGTTCAAATCCGTTTCGCCTTTGCCGTCCTGTTGTTCCTGGTGCGTTTGGCTTTGCGCGTATCCGCTGGTTTTGCTGCTGTCGGTGGTTTCGGTAACGCCCAAAAACACCTTACTGATGTAGGCATCCATTTTTGAGGCAAACTTGTCTTGCAGATCACCATTGGCGTTGCCTGTGTTATTCTTAATGTCAATGGTAGTGCCAACCGGGCGAATAATAACGCCGCCGCCGCCCATTTCCTGAATAGCCCTTGCAAGTTCCTGCCTTTGCTTAGGGTCGAACCCATCCCAGGTAGCATCAACAATGCCCCTCCCGAATATTTCAATAAATTCAGCCCAATCAGCTAAGTTGCCACGCTTTAAAATGGCGTACATACAGGCAGATAGCATTAAGCCTAAATCATCCGTTTTGCCGAACTCCATAACCGTTTTGGCATAAACGCCCTCACGAATGTTTATACCTGCATCGCCAAGCTGTTCATAGGCAATTACGCCCATTTCAGGGCGCATGTGTTTATTAGGCACTTTGTAAAGTGAAAACTCATGCTGTCCGTTATCGTTGATAAAAAAAGTAGGCTCACACATTTTATAACCGTCCCGCTTGCTTTCCATAATGGTGGCCAACAGTTCATCAAAGCCGATACAATCAATAAGCTGCTGTATCTCTTCAACAACCTGTCCGTCCTTATCGGTAAACTCCCACGGGGCAATTTGTATAGGCTCAACCCTCTTTGGCCAAGTGGCAATAATTTGCGCGTCTGTAGTGCCATAATCATGGTACAAGTCATACAAATAGGTGCGGCGCGGCACAATGCTCTCGGCGGCCTTGTTGGCGTTGCGCCAGTCCGTTAAATCGCTGCTACGGCGGTTCATCGGGCTAACGGTAATCTGTTGCATTATAACGGGGTTTTGCTGCCCGTCTGCGGTTTTTGTGGCTTTCCTGTCTCCGACACCAAAGCCTATGCTGTTATTAGAATAACTCATGTTTAAAATTGTGTTCTGCGTTTAGGGTTGCTTGCTACGGTGAATGGTGTTGCGTTGGCTTCCGTTTCGGGCAGTGGCCAGCCTTGCGGCTCTACTCGCATAGCCTGTATTTTGCCCAGTTCGGCAATGGCGTTCTTGTAATTGCTTTCAGCCATATCTAAATCAGTCGCCACATTAACCAGGTTGATAAATCGCCATTTGGCAATATCTTTTATATAGGTCATCAGGTCGGCGTACTTGTCGCGGTCTGCGCCCTCGGTGGCATAAATGGCCGCCACATCAAACCGGCTAATGTAGCTCGCTGCCGTTTGTTCTGCGCTGGTAATAGCCGTTTTTAAAATCTCTTCGTCATTGTCGCTTATCGCCTCAATAACGTATTCCTTTAAATGGGTTTTAAAATCTTCAATAGTAATAAATGCCATAGTTTATATGCGTTTAGAGCCTCGTTGGCTGGTGTTAATGGTTTCAATGTTGCTTATGTCGTTGGTTACGCGCTCGTTCACTTTGTACACGCCGCCCTCCACGCTATCCGGGCCGTCATCGTGGGCGCGGCTGGTTGCGCTTAATGCTAAAAATTGAGCCTCGGTATTTTTCATGTGTTCGGTGTCTTTGATCTTCTCATTAAAAATCAATTCCTCGTTGCGCACCAATGGTTCTAAGTTTTGCTCAATACGTGCCTTTTTTTCAAGCTTCTTCCGGTCGTCGGGTTTGGGGTGTACAGAAAGGCCGTGCCGCTGGTTAGCCGCTGCTATCTCCATTTTTAGTATTTCGTCTATCCAAGGCCACTCTATGTAAAAGAATACCGGCACCCGCCCGTTTACATACCTTAATATCTCATAGTTCCAATCCAGCATTTGCGCGGTGGTGCATTGGGCGCAATACATTTGGATAACATGATATTCAAAACAACCTGTGGCGGGGTTTTTCCACTTGCCTATTAGGCATGTAGCTTTAAAGTCGCCCCGACTTTTATACGAGGGGTCGGTATAGGCAATAAGGAATTGATACCTATGCAGCGGCATCATTTTGCCGTATTTCAGCTTTTTGAATACCCGTCCCTCTGTTACAGGGTTATTATAGTATTCGCCTTGTATGGCGTTATAGCTTAAAAAACGTAATGCTATGTTTATGGCCTCTTCGCTGTTTTTTTGCGGCCAGCTGCTTTTGCCGTTCTTGTCGCGGATATTGACAATTTGGTAATAATCACAAACGGCCATAGCTCGGAGCGTACAGCAGTCCTCGGCTATGATATTGCCGTTCCATATCACAAGCAGCGGGTTGCTGATAGATCGCGTACCAATGGCGGCGCGTTCAACCCAATCCCATTTTTGTTTTACAATATCGGGGTTGCGGCATTCCTCGTCGGTGTCAAAATCATCAAATACAATTCCATCGGGGCGTATCTCTTCGGCTTTTAAACCACGCGCTTTACTGTGCCAGCCCAACGCGGTAAAGGCCACACCTTTTTTGGTAACAAACCTATCCTCTGTCCACGTTCCGTAACCTTGCTGTACACCATAGTCATATATCAGCCTTTCGTTACGTTCAAGGTTGATTTTGATAGGTTTGATCAGCATTACCGCCGCATCCCATGTGGAACTGATGTAAAGCCAGTTTTTCTTTTTGCCGGTCATTGACAGAAAAAGAACTTCCATCATGGTAAGGCCTGTTTTCGATAGTTCCCTACTCCAAGGCCTCGCCTCAAACCATTCGGGATTATTCAGCACCCGGCGCGAACTGGCTTTATGAAACGCGGCAGGCTCGGCGGTGCAATATTTTCTGAAATGCCAAATTTTCCACTCTTCAAAGCAGTTCTCTAACCGGTCTATACGGGCGCGTTTTTGCAACTCCGTTTCGCCGACCGGCACAGGGCTTTGATTGCTCATGTTGGCAAAAAAAGCATCCCAGTCAAATATTGCCCTTTTGTCGGCTGCTGTTATGGAATTGCTTATCATTTCATCAGGGTTTTAATATAAATGTCTCCCCACTTCATAATGATCTTAGCCTCTTCCACATTTTCAGGCCGGGCAAATTTTACCAGTTCCATTATTGCCGCCACGGTTTCGGGTATGGAGGCTTTTACCTCTAATGCCTTAATGTCATTAACGAGCATACGCCTTACCAGGGCAAGTTTGTGATCTGCAAACTTTGCCCCTTTCACTTTCTCTTTAATGGCCGCCTGTATCTCTGTTAACTCATCCAGCATGTCGCTCATGCGCTCTTCACGGGTTAACAGGAAGTTCTTTTTGAGTTTAGCCCAATTACCATCATTTACCCATTTGGATATGGTGTTTTCGGACACATGAACACGCCTCGACAATTCCTTTTGGCTGGTAACGTTTTCGTGCAGGTACAACATTTTGGCGTGTCCCTTTGCCTCTTCTATCTCTTCATTTGTAAGCCGTTTTTGGGGTTGTTTTTTATCCATAACAAGCCAAAAGTGCATACTTATAAAGGGGGGTAAAAATGCGGTAATTCAAAGCATACACTTATTGTACCCTCTGAAAACCAAGCCCGTAGCCTACTGATTAGTCGATTTTTTTAGCCGTAAATACCAGCATACGTTTGTGCCACAATAGAGATTGAAATGGCATTAAAAAGAGCATCTAAACGTATCAGAATTACCAGTGAGCGAATTAATAATTATCGCTTCCGTGTGCTTACCGATGGTATAGACTTAAGCCAATACGACCTAAACCCATTAATGCTTTGGATGCATATAAGGCCATTTGGCAGCACTAAAGATCAGATACTGGCATTGGGTAATGTTATTGAGTTAAAAGTTGAAGACGACAAGACATTTGGAAGAGTTATAACCGGCTTGCCTTGTTTCGACGAAAGCGACACGTTCGCAATGGCTATTTACGAAAAGTACGAGAACGGTACGTATCGTATGGCATCTGCCGGGCTTCGCCCGGTTGAATGGAGCGAAGAGCCTAAATACCTTTTGCCCGGTCAAACCAAAGCAACACTTACTAAATCCCTCCTGGAAGAGATTAGCCTTTGCGACCTCGGCGGCAACGATGATGCCGTACAGGTTGCTCTTTACGACGAAAACGGCGATAAAATACAATTATCCCAAAACGGCGATAACGCTGCAATCCCCGCATTAAAAAACCCACAAATAGAAAACGAAATGAATAAAATCGAATTAACCGCCGAGAAAGCGGCAGTGCTGTTGGGCTTGACAGAAGTCAAAACAGCGGATCAGTTTGAAACCAAAGTTATGGAGGTGGTGCAATTAGCACAGCGCCAAAAAACGCAGATTGAAACCCTTGAACGCGAAAAGTTAGAACTGACCAACAAGGTTACAGAGCATGAAAATGCGGGCTTAAAAGACAACACCAAGGTGATGTTATCCCAGGCCGTAACCGACCGCAAGATCACACAGGATGAAGTCCCTTTTTACGAAAGCCAAATAAGGGATAAAGCAGGCTTCGACAAAGTGAAACTGCACCTGGACGGCAAAGCGGCAAATCCATCTATCCAAAGCGTAGTAAAACCCGATGGCGTTCAGTTGACAGGCAAATATGCCGGTAAAACATGGGCTGAATTGGACAAATCAGGCGACTTGGTACAACTGAAAAAAGATGATTTAAACCTGTTTAAAACCCTTTACAAAGCAGAGTTCAGTAAAGAGTGGGAATAATTTAAACCATCCTTTAAAACCTTTAAAACCAACAAAATCAAATAACACACTTAAAAATCAGTATGAAAAATTTAAAACTTAAGCCGCTCGACTACCTGTACAATGTGTTGGTGCTGGCTCTATTATTCGCATGCTTCGGCATTAATCCGGTATTGGCTTTGCCTTGTGCAGGCGTAACCGGCACGGTTCTAAGCGTGGCTAAAATGCCCAAAATGGCATTGTTTATGCCATTGCAAAAAACACTTTGGGCAACCGACATAGAAAAGAACCTCTATGCGGATAACCAGTTTCTAAAAACGTTTAGGCAGGCTGATAAAGCAAATATTAAAGGCCGTACGGTTACCATACCGCAAGCTGGCAAAGGTGGCGATGTAGTTAAAAATAGGACTGTGTTGCCCGCTACAGTTAAAACCCGTGCAGATTTGCCAACCTCTTATGAGATTGCCGAATATACATCAGACCCGATGCGCGTATCGAATGCAGATCAGGCAGAACTGTCTTATGACAAGCGTAACGATGTGATGCAGGACGAGCGCGACAACCTTGCGGCTGATGTTGCCGAAGATGTATTGTTAACTGTCGTAAACCCGGGCGTTGGTACTACTACCACTATTCCCGCAACCAGTATTTTACTTACTGATGGCGATGCAATCGCCGCCACCGCGCCGGATGCTACAGGCTTAAGAAAAGGTTACAGGTTGAAAGATTTTCAACGCGCCCGTTCGTTCTTTATTCGTCAAAAATCGTGGGTAGAGGGTGCGATGTATGCCCTTATTTCAGGCGAGGCAGAAGCTTTGATGTTCCCTGCCGAAAGTACCATCACTGCCACTTATATGGCTGCTGTTACGGAAGATGAGCGCAGGAATGGCGTAATGTACAAAGTGCAGGGCTTTAAGATTATGACCCGCTCGTCTGTGTACGTGTTCAATAATGCCGGTGCATTTAAACCAAATGCCGCAGCCGGTGCCGCTACCGACGATGAGGGTATATTATTCTATAATGGCCGCAACGTTGAGTTTGCACTGGGGGATATTGAAATATTCGAGGCTGAGAAAGACCCGACCTACTACAGCGATATATTCTCGTTCCTGGTACGTGCCGGTGCGCGTGCAAGACGCGAGCTTATGGAGGGTTTGCTTATTGTTAAACAAGCCAAAACCGTTTAATCCTATCACTTAAAAGCGGGTAGCCGTTCGGCTGCCCGCTCACTTAAAAACCATGAGTAGAGCAGCACGCATAATCGCCATAGCCAAGGGCTATATCGGTCAACTCGAATTAAAAGGCAACCAGGGCTTTGTGAATAAGGATTTTGGTAAAAAACTTATACAGGTAGGTTTCTATCAGGGTGCGCCCTGGTGTGCATTCTTTGTAAAGCTGGTTTACGGCGAAGCCTATTACGATATAAAATTTCTGCATGAGGCTATTGCAAAAAACAATACAGGCGGGGCTTTAGATACGCTAAAGCGACACGAAAACGCCGGTGTGTTCACCGTTGGCGAAACACCAAAGCCGGGGGCAATAGTATTATGGCGACACGGCAGCGGCACTACCGGCCACGCTGGTATTGTGGTTGCAGTTGATGAAGCTAACAACACCATGACCACCGTAGAGGGTAACACCAACGCTAACGGCAGCCGCGAGGGCGACAGGGTGGCGCAAAAGCTTCGCACCATTACAAGGCCGTTTCAGGAAAACGGTTTAAACGTGGCGGGTTATATCTATCCATTCGAGATATAGGCCACCCAATTTAATTACCAAATAAAACCCTCACACCGTTGGAAAATACAGAAGAAAGCCTACAAAAAATATCTCTAAAAGAGATAGCGCAAACACCACTGGCCTATGCGCTTTATGTGGTGGTTGTTGTGCTGGTTGGGGTGATTACAGGGCAAAGGCTTGACGCTAAATCCGACCGCGCCGAAGATTTGCAAAGGATTGAAAAACTCGAAAAGCAAGTACAGGACGAGCGTAGCGAAAAGGACGTTGTTTTTAAAGCCTACATCGTTGAGCGGTCGGCTAACCAACAAATACAAAAAGCGGTAGACAGTACCGCAATAAACAACATCAAACGAAATGAAAAGTAACACAGGTTTAAAATCATTACTAATTGCGGCAGGTGTCGTAATTATTGTGCTGGGTGTTAAGTTGTATTTACAAGCCCACCGAAGCGCACAAACAAACGGCAGCGCCTCTGCAATTATTGATGAGGCTAAAACTGCCGCTACTAAAATTGCCACATCGGTTGATAACAAAGGCTACGCTAAAACCACTTTTGAGCGTAAAAAGGATATCATAGGCAACGGCGATATATCAAAGCTGCCGGTGAGCCAGTCGGTGCTTGACAGCCTGCGCCTCGACAACCTGGACAAATCCAAAAAGCTGCAACAGGCATCATACATAAACGCCACGTTGCAGGCAAACGAGTTACGGGCTGTTAAAAAGATTGACAGCTTAAACAGGGTGCATTACGAGTATTCGGACGCATTCGCAAACGTTGGCTTTACGCCCGATAGCCTCGGCGGCAAGTTCGACTTGAAGTATAATATCAAATTAATCAGGCATGACTATTACAGCCCTAAAAAGCTGTTTAAATCGCAGGTTAACTACACTGATATTTTAAGCCCGGATAAGCGCATAACTATTGATGGCCTGCAAACGCTCAGGATTGAAAGCCCGCAGCCAAGCCGCCTGTCATTAGGCCTGCACGCTGGTTACGATTATATCCCGGCACTTAACCGTTTCATGCCCGGCGTTGGCCTGGGCTTAACCTTTACAATAAAATCCTTTTAATATGAAAAAAGAACTTTTAGAGCAGCTCAAAGCACTATTTGAGAAAAACGCCGATGTAAACAAAGCATACGTTACTTCGGATGGAAATGTATTCAGGGCAGGCCACTACGCTGAAAACTGGAAACAAACGCTGGCAAACAAAGCCGTGGACGAATACACCCGCGAGGCAATTTGTGGAACGTCTGCGGGTAGTACAGCGGATACCGATAGCGATACCGATGGCGACAGCGGTAGCAAGGTAGACACCGGCGATAAGGATAAGTTGGCCGCCGTAATCAAAAAGTTTATTGAACTTTTTGATACCAAACCGGCAGCCGGGTTAACCGCGCAGGAGATAGAGAAGCAAATAGCCGATTACGAGGCCGAGAAACTTAAAAACGCCGGTAACGATCAACCCGACCCCGCAAAGGCCGAACGTGCTGCCCTGGCTAAAGAGTTCACCGAGTTAACAGGCAAGCAGCCTATAGGCTTATCAGTGGATAAGATTAAGGCCAAAATAGCCGAAGCGAAAGCAAAATAACCATCCTAAACCAATAAACGAGCGGCTTGCGCGCTGAGCGCAAGCCGTATTTAAAACAACTTTAAAACCCTTTAAAATTATCATTATGTCAGAATTTAGTATAGACATTAGAACCCTTAAAACTGGTGCGGTTGCCGTTGATGGCGGTATGGGTACCACCTTAACCGAGCCGGGCGAAATTCACGAAAATACTGTGAAAGTAAACATGGCCGATGATACGGTGACCCCGATTAAAAACATCAAAGGCAAATCTGTAATTGTAGCTATCGAGGGGGGCAATATTGATATTGCCTACGATATCATAACGTTTGATGTTGAAGTGATACAGGATTTCTGCGGCGGCACCTTGGTTGGCACCGCGCCAAACCAAATGTGGCATATGCCAAAAGGCACCCAGCCCATCATTGAAAAGAGCCACGAGATCGTGGACGGCCAAGGCGGTACCTGGGAACTTGCACGTGTGCAGGTATCAGGCAAACTGGTTGGCGCGTTCTCTAAAACAGAGCCTAACGTTATACGCGTAAAGGGCATGGTGTTAGAGCCAACCAAAGAGGCTGTTGGTGCTATTGCTTACGGTAATAAAGCGTAACCAATGGACAGGCAGATTGAACAACGCGCTGCCAATACTTTATTAGACAAGGGCGTTTCGGTTAGTTTCCGTGCGCCCTTGTTTTTAAGGCTCTTTGGCAAAAAGCGCATCAATACCACCATTGGTAATCCTACAGGCGGCACTTACCTACAACTAACCATCTGTTTTTTAAAGATGATGTTGAGCGATACCGAAATGGCAGATATGAATTTTGGCAGCCTTTTAAATCACCAGGTTAAATATCACAAAACAGTTTACCGCGCGGTTGCCTGCGCCCTGTTAAACAGCCGTTGGCTACGCTGGCCGCTAACAAGGCCATTGGCGTGGATGCTGGCAGATGTACTGCCCTATAAAACAGCTTGCAGGTTGTTTGAGGTGCTGATAGTACAAGGCGGCGTTGAGGATTTTACGAATATTATCGGATTGGGTGCGAGGTTGAATATGACGACAGCCAAGACGAGCCAGACAAGCGACCATACGAGTTAAAGGCCTGCGGGCTTGATAGCGTATGGGGGGTGATATTCTCAATAGCCGAGCGAACCGGATGGACATACCATTACATACTATGGGGTACAAGCTGGGTAAACATCAGGCTAATGCTTGCCGATGCACCCGCAATGAAAAGAGTAAAGAAACAACCTAAAAAAGTAAGCGGCAGCCAACTGGCCGCAAAATTTGGACTGTTAAAATAAACCATGAGCGATTTAGATTTAGACGTAGCATTTAATATAAACGAGGCCGAGGTAGACGCGGCAACCCGTACCACCCGGCAACGCATACAGGCCGTAGGTGCTGAGGCGCGTTCGCAGGGGCAGGTAGCTACGCGAAGCTTTAACGGTCTGCAAAACTCCATTAACCAAATTGGCCGCGAGTTGCCAGCGTTCACCTATTCAGCCCAAACGGGCTTTATGGCCATAGCTAATAACATTCCAATACTAACAGATGAAATTGGCAGGTTGAGGGCAGCAAACGCCGCGCTCACCGCATCAGGCCAAACGGCTGTGCCGGTATGGAAGCAAGTACTTAGCGGGTTGTTCTCCTGGGGAACTGCAATGTCAGTGGGTATAACCTTAATGACTGTTTACGGCAAGGAACTTGGTAATCTATTTACCTCGTTTTTTAAGGGTAAGGATGCTATAAACAACGCACTGTTAGCACTGAAAAACTTTAACGAAGTGATGACTAAAGCTAACGAAGCGGCAGCCCCTCAAATATCCAAACTTAAGGTTTTATATAGCGTTACGCGAGACGTTACTCAGGCGATGGATGAGCGCGTAAAAGCTGCGCAGGAGCTAAAAAAAGAGTTTCCAAATGAATTTGCGAACGCCTCAACCTTAGAAATTATCAACGGTAAACTGGCAAGCAGTTATGATGCGGTAACAAAATCGATTATTAGCCAGGCAAGAGCTAAAGCAGGCTTTGACAAAATTAGTGACCTGGAAAAAACAAAGCTTAACGCGGAAATTCAAAAGCAGAAGATTACGAGCGCAGAAAACGCCGAAACAGAAAGGGCTATTAAAAGCGATTTGGCTTTTACGATGAATAAAAACCCGGGCATGACACGGGAAGAGGCTAAAGCTTATGTATTGTCGCATCAGGCTGTTATGCAACGTAATAAAGTTGGCGCTGATGTGGTGTTAAAGTCAGGTATGGCCAGTGGCGTTGACCTTATCCATAATCGCGCTGTTGAGGCGGCTAAATCACAGGATGAGATTATAAATTCTACAAAAATACAACAAGACAATATTGAAAAACTTGTAGGCGGTGGCGCAAAGATTGCCAGTATAATAGAGGGTAATAACAAGCTAATCCAAGACCCGCTAAAAAACTTCGATGCAATAGTTAAAAACGCATCCCAAAAATCAGATTTAGAAACGCTTGAAAAGTCGCTACAAGCCAAGCTTGATGCTTTAGCGCCGAACGACAAACAGAGGGAATTACTGAGTGATAAGATTGAACAGGTTAAAAAAATCATTAAGGATGCCTATACTATTGATGACGGCAAAAGCGCAGAGGATGCCCTGAAAAACATTACCGATGGTCGGGAGAGTGTTTACAAACAATTGTACGCGCTTGACGCCGAATATTCCCGCAAAGGCTTTACTAAGGATGAAGAGGAAAAACAAGCCCTAAAAGACAAGTTTACTGCGTTCCGAAAGATCATTGCCGACGAGAACGCCAAAATAGCCGAGTACAATAAAACCCATAAAAAGCAGATCGGTACTATTGATGTAGGCGCGGTGCAACCCATAGAGGATAAAGCAACTGCCGACCTCGCCTACAGGCAGGACACCACTAAGCTTAAAACATCACTGGACGAGCAAAAAAAGCTGTACAAGGAATACGAGGACTATAAAACCAGCTTCGGCGAAACCAAAGCGAACGAGCGTTATAGCTGGGATTTAAACGCCTCAAAAACCTACCTGCAAAAGCTTACAGACGAGTACACAAAGTTAACAGATCAGCAAGGCAATGCGCCGTTGAGCGGTGTGCAAACTGAACGCCTTAAAATGGTTGAGGCTGCTTTAAAGGAAGAGCAAAAGGCTACCGAAGCGAGTTTTTTAAAGCTGCTTGCCGATAATCAATCATTCGAGGATAAGCGTACCGGCATTCAGGAGAACGCTGTGGCTAAAATTCAGGAGCTGCGCAAAAAGGGCAATACTGTTGAGGCTGATAACCTGCGCAAAAAGACAGAGGCGGAATTAACCGAGTTTGATAAAAAACGTGTTGAGCAATTGGATAGCTATAAAGAGTTATACGATAATCTCGACCGTATGAGTACCGAGGCCTTGCGTAAAAGCCTTGCAGGCTTACAAAGCCAGGTTAGCAAGCTTGCATTAACGCCGAAAGCTAAAGAGTTTTTCGATAAGCTGTTTGGTGATATGAAGTATCGCATTGATACCAAATCGGCAACCGACTTGAAAAACATTGCTTCATCGTTAAACGATGCGGCGCAATATGCCGATAAGTTTAGCGAGGGGCTTGGCGAGGCCTTGCGCACCGCCGCTGATCTTGTCGGGCAGGTAGGTAATATCAAACAAGGTATGGCCGACTTTAAGAAAGCAACAGCGGATAAAGATATGTTCGGGCAGATCAGTTCAGGCCTTGGCATGGTTGGCGCGGCAATGGGTATAATTTCAACTATTGGCGGCTTGTTTAGCAATGCAAAGGCAAAAGCCGAACAGCAAAAATATATTACTGATTTGCAGCTAAAGGCTACCGAGGCGGTGAACAAAGCCCTTGAACGCCAATTAGCATTGACTAAAGAAACATACGGTCCTGAAAGGCTTATCGCTTATAAAAAATCATTAGAGGATATCGCAAAGGCGCAGGCTGATGCACAGGCCAAGCTTGCAGGGCGGTTGAGCCTAACCGGTAATAAAACCATTGATGAAAAGTATATTGATAAGAAGAATAACGGTGAAAGCGCAAACGATTTTTTAAAGCAAACGGTTGAATATTTTAAAAGCATCGGAAGTATTGTTGATGTGTCAAAGCAATCTATTGAACAAATGCAGGTATTGCTGGACAGTGGTAAGCTTGACGAAAGAACCGGCGCTATTGTTAAAAGCCTTATAGACCTTAAGCAACAAGCTAAAGATACCGCCAACGCACTTACCGAAGAAATTACCGGCATTAACTTCGATACACTCAATAGTAACATCAAGTCGCTGTTTGCGGATGGAAAAACACAGGCTAAAGATTTTGCAGATGTTATTGAGAACTCTATAAAAGATGCCTTTTCAAATGCCTTTCAGCGTAATGAGATTGAAAATGCTATGCAACCTTTCTATGACCAGCTTTACAAGGCCGGTGAGGATGGTGTCTTTAGCCAGGATGAGATTGATACGTTACGAGCGCAAAAAGATAATATAGCCAAGCTATTGGCCGATAAAGCCGCCGCATACCAAAAAATTATTGGTGCCGATGATACAGTCACCAATGACAACAGCTTGCAAGGTGCTTTTAAATCAGCCTCGCAGGAAAGCATTGATTTGCTGTCGGCAAATACAGGAGGGCTGCGTTTGGCCGCTGTAGAGGGTAATAACCTAACCAAAGCGGGTAACGCCACGCTGGCCGATGGCCTCGCCGAAATGAAAAAGCAAACATTGTCATTAATGGAAATAGCGGAGAATACTAAAATATCTGCCGACTATGCGCCCTACCTGGAGCATTTAGAATCTATGGATAAGAAAATGGACGACTATAAAAATTATGCCGCTGGCACGGGGAGGGTTGTTTAATGGAAGATCACGGAAACTTTGACGGACTTGGATTTTGGAGTGCTTACAGGTGCGAACTACAAAGTGGATTAGATAGCCTGACCGATTTTGTAGAAATGAAAGAATTTGAAACTTACGATTGGGGCGATGAAAACGGGGTAGAGATTTATACAGATAAGGTTTTTATTAAGCCGCGTAATATTCAATTAGGCTTTTTGATGATGGCCGACAATGAGGCTGATTTTTGGGTTCGTCGCATGGCTTTGCAAGGTATGTTGATTGCGCCCGGTTTAAGGCGTGTTTACATAGATCAGCTTAAAAGAAGCTTTTATCTGAGGTACCAAAAGCCCAGCAATAACAAAGCTATTACCCTTTTTAGCCAGGATAGCAAAGTGTGCGGCACATTTATACTTGAATTTATAGAGCCTAATCCCTCACTTTTTCAGCCGTACACTTTCCTTGTTGACAAAAACGGCGACTACATAACAACAAAACAAGGTGATAAAATTTTAATAACAACATAACCCATGAACGAAAATATATCAATGCCGGAAATACCGGCAGCATCAAATATTAGTGGACAATCTAAGATATTAGGCTTAAATGATGATGGTTCAACCGTTTTGTTTGAGGCTATAAACTTGCGTGGCGACAGCTTAGGCTTGGCCACAACAACGGTTATACCGCCGATAACTCCGCTAATTAACCAATTTTATGAATTAAGCGGCTCAGGTACTTATGCTAATCTTTTAACGGCACCAACAACGCCATTGGTAATACCAGCGCCCGCAGCCGGTACCGCAATTATGCAGCCAAGGGCATATTTTAACGGTACATATTGGATTGCTGATTTTAAGGCGGTAGTGTTGCCAATTGTCAATAATAAGATTTTAACATACGTTACTGGAACGGCCTATAGTTTAGGTGCGCAGGTAATTTCAAACGGAGTTGTTTATGAGGCAACAAACGACACGCTTACCACTGATGTGCCGGGAATTAGCAGTGTTTGGAAAATGAAACTTGATTATCTGCAAAAATCGACGGTTACCACACCGGGTAAAAACCTGTTAGATAATAGCCTTGTGGTTGCTGGTTCGTACAGCACGGTTGGCGTGCCGGGCAGTGCTGTTAGTGACATACGTACACCGTTAATTAAGGTTTCCGAATTAACGGACTATACTTTATCGGGTATTGGCTCAATATCAAACTCGCGCTCACGCATTGCCTTTTTTACCATAGGGGGAGTTTATATTAGTTCAATTTTAGGTAACAGTACATCTGCCGCGGTTGCGTTTACTACACCGGCCACAGCGGCGTACGTAGGTATAAGTTTAGCCAGCGGTACAAACATAGGTGTTGACCCTACCAATAGCGCGTATAAAAACACCATGATGTTGAGGTTAGCCGCTACATCATCGGACTATGAGGGTTATGGTCGCTTTGTGCCTGTGGAAAGGATTTCAGGCAGCATTGCTAAAGATTACAGCGATATATATGTTTCGTTCAACCCTGTCGGCTCTACAAGCGGCAAAGAACTGTTTACAGTGTATTGCCGCCGAGGGAAAAGTAACCACTATGTAGGTTATCTCTTAGGGCATTTATATGATATGGCAGATTTGATCTATATGGATTTGTGGCGGGTGTATGGAGGGTCTGAGTATGTGTTTAACGGGGCGACAATGACCCCAACAGGGGATTTGGTTGTTATAGCTGGTGAAAATGAATGTGTTTACAACCAGGTGCAAAGAGTTGGAATAGACCCGTATGCAAAGGATGATTTTACAGGCGGTTATCATGGTGATGAAGTTGCACAAAGTGTGCAGTTGTTTATTAACAACATACCAGTTACAGACCTGGCAACGCCATTTACATTACGCCCGTGTGAGCTGTTTTATTATTTACAGGCCAGCACAATGCATGAGTGCGCAAATGTAATTTCCGGCACGCCTACCTACGTGCCTGGGCACCCTGTACAGGCTAATCACCTAAAACGCACTGAGTTCAGATCGGGCGGTTACAAAACGACCAACACTTTGACATTTCAACAGGCATTCCAGTTGTATTGGCTTCATGGCATATTCTGCATGGGTAAAATGCAGGCTACAAATGGCTATGATGAATTATATAATACCGCGGCATTTACTGGTTCAAATTCTCATTTCCTACAAAATGTAGGGACAAGGGATATTCATTATTATAATACAGTTAAGGGCTTTACAAGTGAAATAAGCAGCACCCTTTTGTTGCCATCAAATCAGGATGCGGCATGTAGCTTGTTTGTATGGGATAGAACCAATGATAGCAAGTACTACAGGCAAACGCCAACCTTAATAGTTGCGGTGGGTGATATTTGGAAAAGTGAAATGGTTGTTAAACACGGGGTAGCCTGATAGACGCAATGAGATATCAAATTAAAAGAGCCGGTGAGACAATAGTAACTGTGCGCCCCGATAGCGGCGAACAAAAAAAAGAAATCATGCTTACCGATATGGTAAGCATGGCTTTTACTTTGAACACAGCGGCACACTTTCAGCATGGCGATTACGTGGACGTATGGGCAGAGCGGTACTACCTAAATGAATTGTCGCAGCCCGAAAAGCTATCAACTATTAAACACAAGTATAGTTTAACCTTTCAGGCTGGCTGGTATGATCTTGGTAAGCCGTTGTTTTTCATGTACGATAGCCTTAACCTGCTTTGGTCTTATTCAGAGTTTCAACTGATGTGCACAGCCGATGAGGCCTTGGATTTGGTTATAGCAAACGCCAACCGTGAGCAAACGGGCTGGGTAAAGGGTAACGTGCAGCCAACAACTACAAAACAACTTGCTTTTACCGGTGAGGAAACCGTATTGCAGGCCTTAACACAGATTGCTCAGGCATTTGAGTGCGAATGGTGGATAGTTGGCAAAACCATTCATTTAGAGAACCGCCAAAATGTAAGCGGCTACCACTTTGAATATGGACGCGGTAAAGGTTTGCGCGGTGGCCTCAAACGTACCAATGTAGACGCTACAGGTGCGTTTAGCCGCCTGTATGTTCGTGGTTCAGAGCAAAACCTACCTTTTGATTATAGAGGCGGTCAAAGCCGTTTAATATTGCCTGCGCCGTTACCATACATACAGGGCGTTAAATACGGTGCGCACGAAATTGAACGCGCGGTAACGTTTGATGATATTAAGCCGGAGCGCCTCGGCACTGTTACAGCCATTGGCGATAAATACACCTTTTCGGATAGTGGTTTAGATTTTGATATTAACGAGCAACTATTGCCCGACCTTTCACCAAAAATCACCTTTCAAAATGGCCAGTGCGCCGGGTATGTTTTCGAGATAAGGAAAGGCGGTTATAATCATGCCACCCGTACCATTACCTTTTTACCGGCTGAACAGGAAAAGGCATTAGATATGCCGTCCGACCTATTGAGGCCTGCTATTGGCGACACCTACGTTTTGAGTGATGTTAAAATGCCCGGTAGTTACATTACAAATGCCGAGGCGCGGCTGTTGGCAAAGGGTACGGAGTATTTTACATTGAACTCGCCGCCAAAAGTAAGTTACACCATACCACCCGACCCGTTCCATTTTGAGCGGCACGACATAGTTTTGACTATTGGCGATACGGTAAATGTTTCTGATTTGGATATCGAGATAAATAAAGATATCCGTGTTACTGCCTATTCCCGCGATCTTCACAATAGGTTTAAATATACATCGGTAACAATTAGCGACATTGTAAAGGGTGGTATCATAAATAGCCAGTTTACCAAGGCCGAGGATTTAAGCAAGGCAATTGCTTTAAATAAGATCAGCGATATACAGAGGGCTAAACGCAACTGGAAAACTACCGGCGAACTTTCTACGCTTTTAGATACCGTTAAAGCCGAAATGCTTTTAATTACTATGGATGGCGGGGCGTATAGTACTAACCTGGTTGCAACTGTTGGCTTGGCTGACTTTGCGGTAACAGCCGGGCGTGTAGTGCATGAGCAATACACCGAGGGTAACGGCATTTGGGAGGTGGCCGCATTTAACGGCGTTGGCGCATTGGCTGATAATAAGCCGTATTATGTGTATATAAAGGCTGGCCGCAATACCGGCACAGCAACAATTCAACTATCATTAACCAAACTGGCTGTAGAAAGCGACCCTTTATACTACTACTTTCCGTTTGCGGTAATATCGTCTATAATAGACGGCGGCAGGCTGTTTACATCATTGCGGGGTTATACCCGCGTTACGGGCGATACCATATCTTTAGGCCGTATCGTATCAAACAACAACCTAAACTATTTAGACCTTAGCGCCAATACTTTTAATTTAGGTGATGATACAAGCGGTTTGGATTGGGGCGTTACAGCCAGTGGCCAATTAACCATTAGGGGTAGCATTGTGGCTACAGGAGCTACTTTTGTAAATCTGATAGTACAGAATATCAAAACCGCCGCAGTTGGCCACAAACGCATTGAAATTGATGCTACGACAAATAATATCCGTTTAATTGATGCCGCCAATAGTGATCTGTTGGTTATTGATGATGATGCGGCTATAGTAGGTTATCAAATAAACGACTTCCCATTACCACCAACGCCGATATACGGCGCAGGTATAATGATTGGCAATATCTCAGGCGCGTATCTATCTTTAGCAAAAAATGGCCTAATAACGACTGGAAGTATAGAGGCAGCAAATATAGCTGTTACTGGCAATGCTACCGCTGTTAACTTTGCGAACACCATTACGATAGGTGCAGGAAGTTTACCAAATCACGGCACAGTAATGGCGACCGGTGATTGCAATTTATATACCGCCCCGCTGGCTGGGCAAAGGCAAGTAGTAAAAAACAAATCAGCCGGTACAATCACCATATCAGCCGCCGAGACATCAGGCAGGAATATACTCACATACGGAAATGATTTACAGTATAGTGTTATACTGGCTGCCGGTGGTGTAATTGCTTTTGAGTATTATAAGCAAGATAACTATTGGGTGATGTTATAGGATGCATTACGGTTTCCCGTATAAATAGCCAGCCTGTGCCCTTTAGCTTTGCCTGTATGAAAGGAATAACATTAGGACAGGTTGAAATTAAAAGTAGCTTTTGGTTTGGCAATGTAAGGTTTGAAAAGGGTGAGCATATAGGTGACGGGCTAATATCCTGCACAATTTACGGCACAACCTACATGGTTCATATATCGAATTTAGCATGGGTACACGTAGAGATATAACGGCCTTATCGGGCGACAAATATTCAAGGTACTTGAGTATAGCCGATTTTTTTTAATGCCTTATATGAGGTGTGAGACATGGCAGGTAGCCAAATAATAAAAGAGGGTCTAAAACGCCCTCTTTTTTATTTTATAATGGTTTACAATAAGATATTCGACCTCTATAAATGCTCTGTGCCGCAGGCGAATGTCACCAAGGTATTTAAGCATACCCAATTTTTTTAAATGCCTTGTACGTTATGTTAGTTATACCTATTGCCTAAATTTAAAAACAAGCACTAAATCATACTCTTTTTAACCCCACCTTTATAGCTGTATATCTCGGTTTTAAAGTGCTTTTTAATTCGTTTAAAAGGTGCTTTAAAGCCGTTTGTTTTTAGGACATTTGGTTTTTATTTTAGTCCTATTTTTTGGGACATGTCAAATTTTCGATTTTACATGCGGATTTATCTTTACATTCAGCTTGGACAAAATGCTAATGCCCAAAAATACATTCCTGTATTTATTAAACTTTACGAAGAGGCGTATCAGAAGGCACTCCGTTCAAACTACCCAACTATAGTAGACTCTTTTGTTAATAGCTATAGTTCAGTAATTGATTTTTATATTAAAACCAAACAAACCGATAAGGCAGCTGCGCAACTTGCTTTGCTAAAGCGGCTATATAATAAATTGAGCCCCCGATACAAGCTAATTATTATCCGCAGGCAAGCTAATATAGATTCGCTTAACGGTGATTATTTGGCTGCCCTGAAACAATTTCAACATTATAATCAATTAAATGATTCCATAGAACGGGCTTCCAGCAGTAAACTAATAGCTGAAATGGACGCTAAATATCAGACATCTGAAAAAGAAAAATCCATCAAGTTGCTGGCCAAACAAAAAGTAATACAAGAGGCTAACTATCAGCGCGTAAGCACCCAACGCAATATCACTATTGGTGGCGTCATTCTGATGCTCCTTATTGTTTTGCTTATTTACAAGAGTTACCGAATAAAACAAGTAAGTAATGTAAAACTTCAGAGTCAGCAAAAAGAGATCAACGAGCAAAATACATTACTTAATCACCTGGTTTTTGAAAAGGACGGGTTACTTACAGAAAAAGACAGGTTACTTATTGAAAAAGATTGGTTGTTAAAAGAAATACATCACCGGGTAAAAAACAACCTGCAGGTTATTATAAGCTTGTTAAGCGCGCAATCATCCTTTTTAAAAAATCATGCGGCTGTAACTGCAATTAATGAAAGCCGCAATCGTGTACAAGCCATAGCGCTTATACACCAAAAACTATACAGCGGCAACAATATGTCGTTGATACATATGCCCACTTATGTTAACGACTTGGTTGGGCATTTGCAGGAATGTTTTGATACAAGCAAACGCATCATCACTATTGAAAAAAACATTGATGATATTAGCCTGGATTTAACACAGGCCGTGCCCTTGGGGCTTATACTTAATGAGGCTATAACTAATGCCATTAAATATGCATTCGATGATGTAGGCGGGCAAATAATTGTAGAGCTGGCAGAAATAGGAGACGAAAACTTTTTGTTGTCGATTACGGATAACGGCCGGGGATTACCCGATGGTTTTGAGTTAGCAGCCACTAACTCGTTGGGTTTAGCAATGATTAAAGCCCTCAGCAGCCAGTTAGGTGGCATATTTAAGGTAAATAGCTGTTCCGGTGTGCAAATTTCGGTTGAGTTTAAGTTAGATGAATTGGTTAATAATTCAATCGAGGAAATTCCTGTATCGTAA